GCAGATACCAAGCACGGACTAAACCTCTCTTGTTGTTTACTGGATGAGATTCACTCTCACAAGAATCGTGACCTCTACGATGTGTTACTTACCTCTATGGGTGCTAGAAAAGAACCTCTAATGTTAGGAATAACTACGGCAGGGGCAGGTAATCAGAAAGACCACATATCGAGAGAGCTTTATGACTATTCTAAAAAATTAATTGATGGTTCTATTCAGGACGATTCGTTCTTAGGAATTGTATATGAGGCTGATGAAGGAGATGATATTTTTAGCGAAGAGGTTTGGAAGAAGGCTAATCCTGGTTACGGAAGTATAGTGACTAAAGAGTATATGCAACAACAAGCTATCAAAGCAAAAAATGAACCTTCATTTGAGAATACTTGGCGTAGACTCCACTTAAATCAATGGGTTGCCAATGAAACTAAGTGGATTAGTGACGAGAAATGGATGCTTTGTGATGGTGAAGTAAATAAAAGTTATCTTAAAGGTAAACCTTGTTTCGCAGGATTAGATTTAGCATCTACTAGAGACATCACTTGTTTGGCATTATTATTTCCTGATGAAGAGGGTGGTTACGATATAATTAACTACAATTTTATACCCGAAGAGAACGCTAAAAAGAGGTCTGAGAGAGATAAAGTAAATTATGATAAGTGGCACAGAGAAGATTATGTTATCTATACTCCTGGAGATGTAACTGACTACAACTATATAAAACAAAAGATTGTTGACTTAAGTGAACTATATGATATTCAGATAGTTGCGTATGACCGTTGGAACTCATCGCAGCTAATAATCGACCTAACAGAAGATGGATGTCCTTGTATTCCAGTAGGTCAAGGATTTAAAACTATGTCACCTGCAACTAAAGAATTTGAAACATTAATTCTTAGTGGTAAGATTCGTCACGGAGGAGACCCAGTTCTTAGATGGATGATGAGTAACGTAGTGCTGACTTACGACCCTGCCAATAACGTCAAACCTAATAAGGCACGTAGTAATGAAAAAATTGATGGTATCGTAGCTTGTATTATGGCACTATCTGAGGCTATGGAAAATAAAAACAAAGGTGGATCGGCTTACGATGACAAAGAGATATTTTTTATCTAAGAACGAGATAGTAGAAAAAGAGTACAACTCAATTAGAGAGATTTGTACTAATGTTCTTAGGAGCAATAAAAACCTTTACCTTGTTGATGACTTAGTGCAAGAGGTGTGCTTAATTTTGCTTAATCAAGGCGATGAGTCTGTACAAACTATCTACGAACAAGGTTACTTTAAATTCTATATAGCTAGGATAATTACTAACCAAGTATTTTCTAGTACTTCACCATTCCACAAGAAGTACAGACAACAAATACCTTTCATTGATATTGACGATACGGAAGAATATAATCCTTTAGCTGACAAGATTTGGCTTGATATACAGCACTTACTCACTAAAAAAGAGAAGAAAATAGTTGAATTAAAGTACGTTTATAACCTAAAAGTCACTGATATAGCTAAGGTTATGGGTGTTTCTACAAGGCAAATTTACAAGTATATCAAAGGAATTACAGGACACCTTAGAAAAAAATATAAATAAAAGGTTCACAAAAACCCTTTTTATATATATCTATATGGATAAGGTATATTAAACCACTAGGGATTTGGCAAACATATTAGATTTTTTCAGAAGAAAACCACAAGTACAACCTAACCAAGAGGAAAGGTTTTACAACACAAGCTTATATGGGAACGCTTCAATAATGGGCAACTCATCTAATCAACCAATTTCAAAAGAACGAGCTTTACAACTATCAACAGTTTGGAGCTGCGTAAAAGTAATTTCTGAAACAATAGCTTCTCTACCTATCTCGTTGTACGAAAAAGATGCAGATAACAAAAGATATATCTTATCTGACAATCCACTTCACTCTTTAGTAGGAGAGCAACCTTCAACTCTCTACAATTCTTTCAGCTTTTTTGAAAGAGCTTTAGTAGACCTTTGCCTCGATGGAAATTTCTTTGCTTACATTGAAAGAAACAATGGCGGTCTACCTACTCAAATAATCCCTATCCAATGTGATGATGTAAGTGTCTATGTATCGCCTGATGGTAGAGAAGTTTATTATGAAATAGAACAAAACGAACAAATACCTTACCCTATTACTGGTAAAGTAACTTCAGAGAATATGATCCACATTAAGGGATTATCTTGTGATGGAGTTATGGGTAAGTCACCGATACAGAGTGCAGCAGAGTCTTTAGGTATATCTTTATCTATCGAGCAATTTGCAGGTTCCTTCTTTAAGAACGGAGCATCTGTAGGTGGAATTCTTAAACACCCAGGAACTCTAAAACCTGAGACTGCTAAGAGATTACGAGCTAGTTGGAATCAAACTTATAGTGGTTCTATCAACGCAGGTAAAACTGCAATTTTAGAAGAGGGAATGGATTTCTCTCCACGACAGATTCCAAACAATCAGGCACAATTCTTAGAGACTAGACAATATCAAATCAGCGATATTTGTCGTACGTTCAGAGTACCTAACCATCTCGTGAATGACCTCAGTAACGCCACTTACTCTAATATCGAGGCACAGCAAATCGACTTTGTGGTACACACTATCACACCTTGGATTAAGCGTATTGAGATGGCTTTAAATCAAAAGTTAATACCTGTAAAGCAAAAAGGTAAACAATACTTTAAATTTAATTTAACTGCCCTTCTAAGAGGTGACTCTAAGTCGAGAGCAGACTACTATAGAACACTTGTAAACATTGGTGTTATATCACCTGATGAGGTTAGAGCTTTTGAAGATATGAACTCAATGGGTGGACCAAGTGAAAGTGTTTATATGCAAAGTAATATGATGCCTTTAGATAGTTTAGGCGAAGGAACAACAAGAGAAGAAATAACTAACGAATAATTTTACAAAAATGAGTTTTGAACCTACTAATAGAGTATATGAGCAAGGAGTAAGAGCAATAGAACACACTCCTGCTGACTCAGATATTACAACACCTGGTGCAGTATTATATTGTGGTACAGGTGGTAGTGTTAAAGTAACTACTGTATCAGGAAATGAAGTTACGTTTACAAACGTACCTAACGGAACTTTCCTACCAATTCAAATAAAAAGACTTTGGGCTACAGGAACTGATGCAAGTTCAGGTTTTATTTTAATATACTAAATAGCTTTAATGCTAATAACAATAAAAAATATAATCGGATCAATCCGAAATGTACTTGGTATAGTTACTGATGGTCTAAAGATGTGGCTTCCTTTTGAGAGGAGTGAGATAGTTTCTTCAACTCAAGTAGCCCCTGACACATCGGGTAATTCAAACAACGCTACTTTATACACAGGAAAGGCACTTAGCTTTGATGGGGTGAATGATTATATAGATTGTGGAAATATTGGTGTCAGTTTAAAAACATTAGCTTTTTGGATTAACCTAGATAGCACAACTGAAAAAGTATTACAAGTAACATCATCTCAATCTGTTGAAGTTTCATCGGGAACTATAACTTTAAATGGAACTTGGACAGGTTCTACTATTTATGTTGATGCTACTGCTACAAGCACAATAGCAGCTTCAAGTTATAAAAGAGTTGTAATTACTACTACATCAGCTATAACAGTTGATGATTTAGAATTAGGTCGTATAGGTTCATCTTATGGTGATTTTATTTTATCTGATTTAGAAATATACGACACCCCTTGGACTCAAGCCGATGTAACATACGATTACAACAAACCTAATCACCTTGTTACGGATAATCCATCTACTAGCATAGCCTTATCTAATTTAAAAGGATATTGGGCATTAAGCGAGGGCAATGGTTCGATTGCTTACGATAGTGGAACTCCTTTAGGTAGTGAGGAAATAATTGATGGAGATTTCTCGCCTACTAGCCCTAACGCTCCTAATTTTAACGATTGGAGTAAAGGTAGTAATTGGTCAATAAGTGGTGGTTATGCTACTTCTGATGGCGGAACAGGTAATTTAGACCAAACTACTTTAACTATTGGTAAATACTATAAAGTAACACTAGATGTTAGTAATATGACTACTGGTACTTTGTCTGTAAGGCTAGGCGGTAGCAATCAAATTGGTAACATAAATGCAAACGGTACGTATACTTTTTATGGTACATCAAATGCAACTGTTTTTAGACTTCGAGCACAAAGTGGTTTTGATGGTTCTGTAGATAACATATCAGTAAAAGAAGTAAGTATAGGTACTATAAATGGTGCTACATACGTTGACCAACAATCAACTATACCACAATTAGGTATGATGGATTGGGCTAAGAGTACACCAGTATCGGATGAGATTACTCTAATAGCAAACCCTAACAACCCATCACAAGACATCTTAGGTAACTCTGTTCGACTTAGAGAACATTCATTTAATTTAGATGGATCGGGTTATGCTGAAGTAGCTGATGATAGTAGTTTAGATATGTCAAGTGGTTTTTCTGTTGATTTTTGGGTAAAACTTAATAGTGATGAAAGACAATGGTTTGTTACTAAAGGTACGGCAGTTAATAGTCCTACAGGGCAATCAGACAAAGGTTTTGGTACAACTATTTTAAACAATATAATATATGCAACAGTTAATACTTCTGTTGCTAAGTATCAAGTAAATAGTACATCATTTAGTGCTTCAGGGCAATGGATTTATGTATGTGTTAGTTATGAAGATAATACAACTAATGGGTTAAAATTATACATAAATCAAGATTCACCTATTGAAACAACTGTTAGTGGAACTATTGATGAAACACACAATTTAGTAATTGGTAGTAATTATCTTAAAGGTAGTTTTTTTGCATCAAATCAAATAGATAGTGTTCGATTTTATAACAGACCATTATCATCAGAAGAAGTAGCAAAAAACTACAAAGTAGGAGAAGTTTCACACAAAGCAGGTTCATCATTTAGCGATGACTTCTCAGGAGATTACGGAAATTAAAAATAAATAGAAATGGCTAAAGGAGATTACAAAAATTCATCTACTAGAAACAATTACAAATCAAAAGTAAGAAGGCAAAGTCTTACTAAAGTTTCAGTATCTCAAGACGAAAAAAGAGCTAGAGCAGAATTACTTGATATGGTTGAAGAGCTTTTTCAAACTACTGGTTCAGGTTCTATTACTGCTGAAAAGCTAAGAGCATTTTGTCACATTTTAGTAAAGTCTGTAAATAATAGTACTGATGATTCAGCAGAAGCAGATGGTTTATCTTCATCTTGTATGGCAGATAACTTACCAACTTCTGATCCAAGGTCATCAGGTAGATTATGGAACGACAGAGGAATAGTTAAAGTATCAAGATAATTATGAGAGGTAACGTATATATTTGTTTAAACACATCTACTTACAAGGACAAGATTCCAAGTGAGTTAGTATCATTATATGGCATACCTTCTTATGATGAGGAAGGAGGGTTAGTTGAAGTTTTACACCCTACTTTTGAAGAATTAGGTGAATATAATTTAAGTAAGTTTGGTTCTGTACCTAAAGTAAAAGTAGGTAACGCTAACTATTACATTGTAGAGTTAGAGGTTAGTTGGCTTCAAGGTGAGGTAAGTGCTTTATTAAATTTAGGTGAAGGTTTAGCTTATCCTAAAAATAGTTTAATGAGTGCTTCAGAAGCTAGTCAGTTTATATCTGACAACAATAACGAGGAACAAGCTTAAATGGCTTTAAAAGATATAAATACTACTCCTACTGATGGAATGAGAGAAGAAGCTCGTAAGGGCTTAAAGTGGAGAAAAGAGTATGGTAGAGGTGGAACTCAAACAGGTGTTTCTCGTGCAAGAGATATAATCAATGGTGATTTAAGTATCTCAAGCATAAAAAGAATGTTTAGTTTCTTTAGCCGACACGAAAACAATAAAGGTAAGCACTATTCTGCTAAAGAAAAAGATGGTGGACCAACAGCTTGGAGAATAGCTTGGGCATTGTGGGGAGGAAACGCAGGATTTAGTTGGTCTAAGAAAAAGGTTAAAGAAATAGCTAAACAAGAAGAAAAAAATAGTTATATTATGGAAAATAAAGAGACTAGAATATATAACGGTAACTATGAGGTTCGATTGGACGAGGGTTCAAAAGAGACTAAAGTTAGTGGTTATGCTGCCTTGTTCGATACGGATAGTAGAGATTTAGGCTTTAGAGAAACGATTTCTAAACGAGCTTTTGATGGTCGCTTAGAAGATAATGTAATCTTAACTTTCAATCACGATCCAAACTTAATATTGGATAGAAATATGGGTGGTACTTTAAAACTATCTGTAGATGAAAGAGGACTACGATACGATGCTACCTTACCTAATACAACAACTGGTAATGATGTAGCAGAATTAATGAAACGAGGTTTACTTTATGAATCTTCATTTGCTTTTACAGTAGAGGATGATGAGTGGAGTAAAGATGGAAATGTTGCAAGAAGACAAATTAATAAAATTGGTCGACTTGTTGACGTGTCTATAGTCGGTGTAGGTGCTTATGCCAACACAGATGTTGCCCTTCGTTCTAAAGAAGCTTTTGAAACAGAAGCGACTATAGAAGAAACCCCTCAAGTTGAAGAAGTGGAGCAAAAGGTTGAGGAATCATTTGATGATTCAAAGTTAAATTTATTAAGTAACGAATTAAAATTAAAAAAACGAATATGAAAAATTCGATTGAAATTCGTCAAGACAGAGCAGAGCTTATCGGAAAAGCTGATGCTTTATTAAACTTGGCAAAAGAAGAGTCTCGTGACTTTAGTGCTGACGAGCAAACTTCATACGATGGTATGATGACTAACATTGACAAACTAGCTAAAGACATTGAGGTAGTTGAACGTCAAGAAAAATTAAACGCTGAGATAGCTTCTAATGTAACTTCTACTCCTTCAGTAGAGCCAAAAGAAGTTCGTGAGTATTCTTTTTTCAAAGCTATTCAAGGTTCTATGAACAACAACCTTTCAGGTGTTGAAAAAGAAATGCACGAAGAAGCTCAAAACGAAGCTAGAAGTGCAGGTAGAACTATCAATGGATTAGGTATTCCTTCATTTATGTTAGAGCAACGTGCTAATGTAACTCAAGGAGATGTAAGTGGTGTAACAGGTTCTCATATTGCTCCTACAAATGTATTAGCTTATGCTGATGCTATGCGTGAGGCTTCTGTGTTTGACAAAGTTGGTGCAAACATTTTATCAGGTCTTTCAGCTAACACTACTATTCCTGTAACTGGAGCTTCTTCAGTAGAGTGGGAAGGTGAGATTGATGCAGCAGCGGATGGTGGTGCGCAATTCGAAAAAGTTGAATTGAGTCCAGTTCGTTTAGCAGCTTATGTAAATATCTCTAAGCAATTATTATTGCAAAACGGAAATGCAGCAGAGGCAGCAATCATTCGTGATTTAGGTCGTGCAGTAGGACAAAAAATGGATGCAGCTATATTCTCTACAGCAGGTGCTGCAGCAGCGGCAGCTCCTCTTTCTTTAGGTGAATTAGCTTCTACTACATTTACTGAGGCAGCTTACTCGCCAGACGCTTCTATTATGGCTGACTTTGTATCGGCTGAACAAGCTTTAGCTGAAGCAGGTGGATTAGAAGGTAACTTATCTTACGTTGCTTCTCCTGCTTTAATGGCTGAGTTGAAGCGTTCTGCTCAAGTAGCTTCTGTAAGTGCAGGTGTTCAAGGAAACTTAATTAATGGTTACCCTGCTTACTTCACTAACGGATGTACTAAAGTTGCAGGAACTTCAGGTGACTTCTACTTCGGTGATTTCTCTAAACTATACATCGGAATGTTCGGTGGTTTAGACATTATGGTAGACCCTTATTCTGTAGCCGTAAACGGTCAGACTAGATTGGTACTTAACCAATATATGGACTGGGGTGTTTCTAATGGTGCAGGATTCGTTAAAGCTACTTCTTCATTAACAGCGTAACATCTGAATTATATTTATAAAAGGGAGTCCTTCGGGACTTCCCTTTATTAACTTTTATAATACTATACAATAAGATGCCACACGATTACTTGCACAATATATATAACTTTGACAACTACGATTATCTAAACCCAAGTCAAAACAGATATGGGAATTTAGAGCTATCGGAGGCTGCAACAGCTCAAGTTGTTACAACTGATGAATTAAGGGCTCAACTTAGAATTGATACTACTGATGAGAACATTTTGTTAGCTACATATATAAGTGCTGCTACTCAAATGGCTGAACACTATTGTAATAGACATTTTATTACAGCTAAGTACAAACTTTGGTTTAATGAATTACCTAGCACATTTAGTTTATATTATCCTGATTGTAAATTTAATTTTACAGCCAGTGACCCTGCTGTAGCAGGTGAGATAGATGGCTTATATTATTTAGCTGCTAGTGGTTCAACTTACACTTTGTTTGCCAACACTAATTGGTACTCAAATCAAAATACTAACCCTTGTCAGGTAAAAATGACTAACACACCTTCTAATGCGATAAGTACATCAGATTTAGATGGAACAACTGACGGAATATATTATTTCCAATTCCAAACTGGTATTGGCGATGCAGCTAGTGATATTCCTGATGCTATTAAACAAGCGATTAAATTAATTGCAAGTGATATGTATTATTTCAGAGAGGATCGCAAGAGAGCGTTTCCGATGGCTTCTGAGATATTACTACAACCTTATAAATGCTATTTATAGTATATGGCTTTTATTGCAAAAATAAAGGCAGGTGATTTTAACCAACGAATTAAGTTAAAGTCAATATCTTCAACTCAAGATGGTTTTGGAGGTGTTTCAAGCACTTATTCTGTTCAAGCGACAGTTTGGGCAAATAAAAATGTTAAGACCCTTAGAGACATCGAAGAGAAGTTTGAAGGAGACGAATTACAATCTTATGGTCGATTTGTTTACACTATAAGATACTCAAGTGAGACAAAAGGTATAAAAGCTAATTGGATTATTGAGGAAGTAGAGACTAGCGATATATACGAGATATTAGGTTTCGTTATAGACCCTAGAAAAGAGTTCATTGAAGTTTTTGTAAAGCAAGATTTACCAACAGCTTCACCAATATAGTTATGGCTAAAGCAAAGGATAAAAAGAACGAGATAAGAATTGAAGTTCGTAATATTCAAGATGTTCAGCGTAGGTTGAAAAGACTTGGTAAGACGGCTAGAGAGTCTCG